ATGGTGCAAGGTCCAATTGATGATGGTAGTATTAAGATAGTTGATAATGGTGTTGATTATAAGCAAGGTGATGTTTTATATGTTGACCAAACTAATTTTGGTGTTAAATCAACTGATGGAACATTTACAGTATTAGCAGCAAAGATGCCAGATCCAGCTACTCTAAGAGGAACGGGGCAAAAACTTGATGATATACTTGGTAAGATTGGAAGTATAGGTGGGAATTTAACACAAGCACTTAAGTTTGAGAATATTACTTCTAACGTTTTTCCTTTTGAGTTACCACCTAACCTAGCAGTGTCTGATTTGTATCAGTTTGGTACAGGTGGTGCATCTAAACCAGAACCACAGTTACCTAGTATTGAAAGTTTAGCTGATAAGGTTGGCAAGGTTGCTAAGAGTGATGTATTACCTGATGTTCCATTCATAGAACCTTCAATAGGGGAAGAGAAATTGGATTATAACACTGCTCGTAGGGTAATAAATGCTCCTTCTGGTAGTTGATAAATATCTAATATGTATTCTGAACTATTATAGTATAGAATGACCACAGGAATTACTACAAGTTCATTTAATATTTTTGGGAATTCTACTCAGAAAGAAATTTCTGTTGGATATATTTCTAGTCATAGGGGATATGTCCAGAATGTAAGTTTATGTGAGGCGAATGATTATGAGAAAGAGAATCCAGGAACTGCTTATATTTTTAAGACTAGGGATGCTGTAGAATATCTTGATATAGAACAAGTAAATCTATTAACACCAGAGAGTTCAATTCCACAAGAGGGAACTGATGGATGTAAGATAGATATGAATCATGAGTGTAGTGAGGATCCTCAAGTACATTTCTATGGTGGAGGTGGTGTTGGTGTGTTTGCTAACCCAGTAGTTGGTGATAATAATGGTTTAATAGCATTGGATATCACTAATCCTGGTTATGGATATCAGTATCCTCCTAAAGTAGAAGTTAAGGATGAATGTGGTTATATTTCTGGGGCAGTAGTCAGGGTTCAGGTATCTGATGGGGATAATTGTGTAGAGTCTTGGAAGTATTATACTGATGAGCAAGATCTATTAGAACCAGATGTATGTGCTGATAATAATGTTGAGTATGGTAGAGTGTGGAGTGTTGATGGAGAAGATCTTGGTGAATGGGATCCTGTAAAGTACACTAAGTATGCCGAGGATCCTAGACTTAGAGAAGTTGATGCTTATCTTGAGTCTCTTAAGAATTTAGAGAACCCTTGGTGGACTACCCGTAATAATTTAACTAAACAACATATTACTTGGTCTAGTAATGGGGAAGTAAGTACTGTAGGATATGCTGTTAGTGTTCCTGCATGGTCAGATTTCCTAAACCTTTATGGGGTTTCACCTGTACCACCATCAGATAAACCTGGAACTGCATATGGTGGTGAGACTTTTGATTTTGAATGGGATATAGATTTCCCTTGGGGTGGTGAATATATTTTCCGAGGTTTGTATGATGGTGAAGTAGGTTTTGGTGATTTGTATGTTGATAATCAAAAGATATCATCATTAAACAGATGGGATGGATTAACAGATCCTATTAAATATAATGTTGGCATTGCTACTACTAAGAAAGTATCTTTTAAACTTCATAATGGTGCATTTACAAAGAAAGCAGCTATACAACCTGTAAAGGAGATAGATGTTACAACTGCAGGAGGAAAATTTATAAAGGAAGGTAATAATTATTTTTATAAAGTATCTGGAAATGATCTTGTTGATATAGATTTTGATTTTGCTTGGGATAAAAGTATTGATGGAGCAAAACCTCCAGCACCTGCTGTACCTGCGAGAGTACAAGTTAAATTACTTGTTTATACTTCTGGTGGTGGAGATGGATTAAAATTTAGATTTACATCACAAGATGGGTCTCATAGTTTTGAGATAAAATCAGATGATTATACACATAATGCTGCAGCAAAAGAATTGAATGTTAATGTTATACCTAACACAAATTATAATGTTGTATCAAGTAAGACTAGAGGTCTTACTGAGCAAGGACTCCTTAAGTCTCATCGTTTTGGTAGGAGTGGAAAAGAACAGGATTCGGGAACAAGTGATGCCATTTTTGCAGATAAATGTGGTTCAAGAGATGACGATGATGATTTACAGGTTAAAGCACAGTCGGGGTCAGGAATGTTTACAGCAGGTGCTGGCATACCTACAGGATCTGGTCATGATAGTTGGGCAATAACTTATAGAGTTGGTTCTGCTGAACCTGTAGATAATACTCCTAAAGAAAGACCTGCTATTACTAAGCTTACAATACAGACTGAGACAGAACCGTTAGTCTTTCAGATTCCTAAAACAGATCGTCAACCAGCCAATACTGGAGGTCAACAAACTCCTTGGGTTCATGTTGGAGGTTGGCCTGGTGTTTTTCCAACTGACAAAGAAACTTTAGGGGATGAATGGCAGACTGGAGAGTGGACTATAAACGTGACTACTCCAGGAAATTATACTCTAAAAGCATGGTCTGATGATAGATTAAAAATCTTTTGGGATGGTAACCAAGCCATTGGGTATGGTAAAAGAGGTGAGACAGTAATTAATAATATTTCTGCAGGTATTCATAAATTAAAAGGTCAGGTTTTAAATAAAGCTAAGTATGGAAGAACATTTGGTTCAAATCCTGGTGCATTATTCTGGACATTAAAGGATGCTACTGGTAATGTTGTTGCTAATAGTAGAGATCCTTTTAATGATGCTAGTCTTGCAAATAATTTAGGTAGAGGTGGTAAAGATTGGCAACAGAAAGGTATTATTAGTAAGAAAGGTAACTTTAAGAATGGTAGAAAATATAGAGTGACATTTGATAGGCAGCCATATACGAAGGTTCCTGTCATTGGTGATACAGGAGCTAGTCCTAATGAAGATGATCAGAAGATTGATTTCTTTGATAAGGGTCATAGAAAAGGTAATACATTACAGATTATTACTCCTAAGAATGTAGTTTTTGCTGCAAGAAATGCTTATCAATTATCAGAGGGAACTTCTAGAGTAGTTTATCCTGCAAATGTAAGAACATCAAGGCAAACTATATTTAATACATTAAAGTATATTGATAAAGCAAATATACCATTATGGAAATCAATTAAAACGAGTGGACTTTTAGGTAAGTATGGTATTGCTCCTTTTGATACTGCACTACATCTTCCAGATATGCCTTATGCTGGTGAGCATAAAATTATATGGGCTAATATTACTTTCCCTGTCAGTACAAACTATGAGATAATGGTTCATGTTGATGATGATGTACGAATAACGATAGGTGATCAGGTTGACTTTTTCCAAGATGGATTTATTTTACAAAGTAATAAAAAGAATAAAGCAACAGGTACGGTTACTCACAAACACTTTATAAAAGAAGGAACATATACTATTACCGCATGGCATACTCAGATTCCTGGTGGTAGATGGCCAAACGATAACCCGATGGCATTGGCGATTGATATACAAGCAGAGGTTGCATATAAAACAGTTGCCGATCCTAAGAGTTGGAATGAGAACCCAATGGGTATTGCTCTATCAATTGAAGCACCACCACCAGCTCCACCACCAGGAGTGATGGCACCAGTATTAGAAGAGGGTGAATGTCCTGAGAGTCCAATTTGGCACACTCAAATGCAAGCAGATACTGGTATAGGTAGTAGATGGTATCCAGTTAAATTTGGGTACTGGGATAAGTGGGTTAATAAGTATGCAGTATCTCCAATTCCTCCTCTTAATACTCCTGGTAGTGATGGTACAGGTAATACTTCTCCTTGGAAAAATACATGGAAGGTAACTGCACCTTATGAAGGAGATTATATTTTAAAAGGTTGTGTTGATAATTTTGGTTGGATTGAGGTTGATGGTGTAGAGGTTTCTAGTAGGAGAGATGATCCTAATGTAGACTTTAAAGATGAAGAGTATAAGAGATCTAGTTTAGATGTTGTAGTAAAACCTAAAGATGTATCTACTAATAAGTGGCCACAAGAAACAAAAGTCTTCTTGAGTGAAGGTGATCATTATATAACTGTTAATGTTGCTAACTATAAAAATTATGAGACTAAAGTAAAATATCTTACTCAAAAGATTTTTAGTACTAAAGATTGGCAGTCAGCAGCACCTGTGAAGAATAATGTAGTTAATAAACCTCATGGTTTAATCTTTACTAGGGAATCTAATAGGTATTATCTTACTGCATATGGAAATGATAAGGTTGATGCTGATCTTGCATTTATATGGGATGCTTTAGAAGGTGGTAGTCCTCCACCACCACCTGCTAGAGAACAAGTTACGTTCCTTGTTTATACTTCTGGTGGTGGAGATGGATTAAAATTTAAATTTACAGCAGCAGATGGATCTCATAGCTTTGATATAAAATCAGATGATTATACACATGATGCTGCAGCAGTGGAATTAAAGGTTAACCTCAAACCTAATACGGATTATAATATTTTATCAAGTAAGACTAGTGGTCAAACTGAACAAGGACTTCTTAAGTCTGAGCGTTTTGGTAGGAGTGGAAAAGAACAAGATTCAGGAACAAGTAATTCAATTTTTGCAGATAAATGTGGTTCAAGAGATGACGATGATGATTTACAGATTCAATGTAAGACGGGACTTTTTACTGCAGGTGCTGGTATACCTACAGGATCTGGACATGATAGTTGGGCAATAACTTATAGGTTTACTGGTAGTAATCAATCTACTCCAAATTATATACCACCATCTGTTGTTAAGGTTACAGTACAGACTGAGACAGAACCATTAGTCTTTAATGTTCCTAAAACAGATGCACAATCAGGAAATGTAACAGGACCGCAGACACCTTGGGTTCATGTTGGAGGTTGGCCTGGTGTTTTCCCAACTGATCAGGAAACTTTAGGGGATCAATGGCAGACTGGAGAGTGGACTATTAATATACCCCAAGACGGTGATTATACTATAAAAGCATGGTCTGATGATAGATTAAAAATCTTTTGGGATGGTAATCAGGCCATTAGGTATGGTAAAAGAGGTGAAACTGTAATTAGAGCAGTATCAAAAGGTATTCATAAATTAAAAGGTCAGGTTTTAAATAAAGCTAAGTATGGAAATACATTTGATTCAAATCCTGGTGCCTTATTCTGGACATTAAAGGATACTAATAATTCTCTTGTTGCTAATAGTAGAGATCCTTTTGCTGGATCTAATCCTGCAGATCATCTTGGTAAAGGTGGAGACCAGTGGCAAATTAAAGGAAATATTCAGAAGAGGGGAAATTTTAAGGCAGGTAAGAAGTATGAGATTAATTTTGTTGGTGGATATGGTAAGAATAAGGATGGTGGTGCAATACTTACTTCACCTACTCCTACAATATTAGAATCTGGATGGGTAACAGATAAGAAAGATGCGATTAAATCTAATCCCAAAATGGCATTTAAGAATCCTTGGGATTATTTACAAGCTGTTTCTGTTTATCAATTGTCTAGTGCAATTGGAACTCAAGACCTCATTATTGATACTACAAGAAATGGTGTAACTTATAATGGTCCTTCATTATATAATTATAGGCATAAATCTTATGGTTCTTGGATGAATAGTGATGGTGTTGCTCCTGATTATCCAAAGGTTGGTGGTGAAGAGACTATTAATTATGTTTGGTCTAATGTTAATTTCCCTGTTACTGGAGAGTATGAGTTTAGATTTGCTAATGATTCTCATGGTTCCCTATACCTGGATGGAGATGTTGTAATTGATGGAGATTTTGATGCTGTTGCAGGTATTTCTGATCAGGACAGAAGGAATTGGAATCCTGGTTTGACAAGGAAGATGAATGTAAATAAAGGTAAGCATAAAATAACAGTTGCACCTACTCCTGGTTGGGGTTCTTCTGGTTTATTTAAGAAGAAGAATGCAGAGTATCTTAGAGGAAGTGCAGAATGGGAGAAGGATGCTTCTGCAATGGCAATTGGTATAACAAGATTAGTCGAGGATAAACCTGAACCAGGAACTCCTGCCGCACAAGCACAGTCTGGGAAATCATGGTATCAAAATCCTGTTGGAATTTCTGCTAGATTAATTCCTCCACCATGTAAACAAATAAAATGCGGAAAGGGTAGAGTTATTAATCCAATTGTTATTGATCCTGGAACTGGTTTCCCAGATCCACCACCTCCACCAGATGATCCAGATAGAGAAAAAGATCCAAAAGATCCACCTCCAGGTTATCCAGTTCTTTTAGTACCTACTGGAGAAGTTGTAATAACTAATCCTGGAATTAATTATAATACTTGGTCACCTCCTGATGGTTCAGGTGGTGGTGATCCTCAGCTCCCTCCTGATGAAATGGTGGTAATTGATCCTCCTAATAGTGGAATTGGATTAACTTGGAAAGTAGATGGTTTTGGTAGAATTAATAAAGTTGGAATTACTACTTATGGACCAGGTGTTACTCGCAATCCAACAGTAAGACTTAAGTCACCTACTGGTGTGAATTTTTCATGTATTATTCCTTTGAAAGTTATTCGTGATCCAATTGGTGTACCTGATCCTTCTAAGTTGATTCAGGTAACTGATCTTGTAGGATTAAAACAGACTGGATATATAGAAGGTAGAGCATACTATGGATCTGTTTACTATAAGGAAGGTACTCGTTATGCTGGAGTATATGAAACTGCTGGTAGACTAGTACAAGTTTATGATACATTGCAAGAGAGTATTGATGCAGAGGTAACTGCACCACCATCAGCAATTCAGAGACAGGGTACTGATGTTTCTAGTAATGATCCTAGACTTAATATTCCTGGAACCCCTGATAATCTTACGTAATACTAATGCCAACATCACAGAATACTAAGAATAGTAGAACACCTAGTAAGAATACTTTATTATCTACGCAGGGTGATAAGAACCCAAAATATGATTCGTCTAAGATTAATTATTCTGCTGTTGGGTGGGGTAATGATCATGGATCTGTTACTTTTGGTCAGATTCATAAGAATTCTGATGTAACTTCAGGAGCAATGCTTAATGCTAAGGATGGATTGCATCAATTCTCCTTAGATAATGATGGTGTAAGAAGGGGGTGGACAAGTTCTACAAGTACTGGTGCATTTCAGGTTAATTGTGGAAAGTATCCTTGGATTGAGAAGGCAGCAGATAAAGAAGCACTTGATAGTTGCATGATTCATGCAGAACATGGTAATATTATTATTAAGGCCAGCAATGGTAAAATTAGAATGGAGGCAACTGACATTGAGTTAGTTACTAAAGGGGAAGGGACTGATAGGGGTAATATTAAGATAACTGCTAGTGAAAATATAATAATGGAGTCGAAAAAGACTCTTATAAATGCTAAAAACTACTATAAAATGAGTACACCACAAACTATGGAAATTATTGCTAACGGAGTGTTAAAAATGTATGGTGCTGTAATCAGAGGGGTTACTGATGCTGTAGATAAGAAAGATTCTAAGGTAGGTGGTAGGAAATTCCAACAAAGAGTTAAGGAGGGAGCATAACAATGTCTTATAACGTAGACGATCTAAATGTAGGTGGCCAATTAAAGGTTGGTACTGGTATCAATGGTGCTATACAAGAAGGAGAAGAAAAAATCAATGGATCTGCTTTAATTGAAGGTCCTATGGTTGTAGGATGCCCTGAATATTTTAGTGAGATAGAAGGAACTTTGATGGTGGGTGGTATGCATAATACAGATCCTAATATGCCAGAAGATACTAGTCCTTATAAAACAGTTCTTGGTCTTTCTGGTGCTCAAGAACAAGCAATATTTTGCAAAGGTAATCAGTATATACAAGGAGATCTTTTTGTTACTGGATCTGTTGATTGTTTTTCATCAGGAAGATTGGAAGCACGTCATAGGGTAGCAGATAAGTCACCTAAGTTATTTGATATGGAACATCCTTCTACAGAGGGATATAGACTTGCTCATGCTTGTATAGAAGGACCAGAGGTTGCTGTATATTATAGAGGGAGACTTAGAAATAAGACTGAGATTACTTTACCTTCTTATTGGAAAGATCTAGTTCATTTTGAAAGTATTTCTGTACAATTACAACCAATCGGTGCTCCTCAAGATATTATTATAAAGAGATGGGATGATAGTAAGATATATCTTCAGGCAAGAGGACCAATTCCAATTGATTGTTTCTATCATGTGTATGCTGAGAGAAAAGATGTGAATGCGTTAGTTGTTGAGTATCAGGGAGAAACATATGAGGACAGACCTGACAGAGAAGGTGATGATCCTAAGTATGCTGGTATAATCAATACAAGAACCCTTTAAGGAGGGGGTTGACAAGGGTTGATAGAGGTGGTATATTATATTTGTTGAGGCGACGGTCTTAACGGGGAGTGACTGAATAAACTTTCTGGCATATAGCTGGTTAAGGTGACGAGACACAGGTGGTGCTGCTGCGGTAACGCAGAATCGACTTACCAGTCGGGTCTCAGGCAAGGACGTAAAATTTACTACTGTAGTAATGCCCGTTCTTTGTTGGTA